ATAATAAAGAAGGATGTAAGAATTCACTACAACAAAAATATCAATCCTTCATTTCTGCTAATCAAATACAAAGCACTATAACCCCGTTGGATTTGTCTAAAATTTTATTACAAAAAATACCTGGTACAACAGAAAACAATAAAAAATTGAGGTTAATGATTTTCTTAACTGTATACCAATATTCTTTTACAAATAATCAGTTTGTTTCTTTTAATAATAACTTCTGTGGTGCTCAACTCAAAATAAACTGGGGGACTAACGCAAATGCGATTTTAAATAAAGAGTTTTTATGTTTAATATCTGGTAGTCAAAATATACCTTACGCAACATTTCAATCAAAAGAAAAAATGGTTGATTTTGTAAAAATAAGATGGAATAATTTTTTGAGTAAAATTGATTTATCCACTCCAGAATCAAAAGTGGATAGTGCGGCTAAAGCTTGGATTTTATATTGGAATACTGATCCAAAAGACGATAAATTTTATGAGGAACTTAAAGTTAAATCCCCAAGAGATATCGCACTAATTACTAATACATTTGCTGCCGGCACAGTTTTAGCTGAAACATTGAAACTTTTGTAGATTTGAACTTTTTGATATATTTATATATAAATAATATTTTATGAGTGCAAAATTAATATTGGATAGTTATCTTGGTAAAAATACAAGAACTACTGAAAAAGATTTAGGTAATGGTATTAAACAAGTATGTGATTTGGATAGTGGGGATTGTTATACTGTAAGAATGAAAGATGGTTTGATAGAAAGAGTCGACGACATGGTTAATAAAAACAGAAAGGTTCAAGTAGAAACCCTAACAGGTGTTAAACAACTTTTAAACGATTAAAAATGAGTATTGATAAAAAAATTATAACAGAAATAGAAAGATATAAAAAAATTAATAGATATATATCTGAGCAAGATGTACCACCTCCACCCGGAGGAGATTTAGGAGTTCCACCACCACCTCCTGGAGGAGATGTTCCACCGGCTCCCGGAGCTGAAGGAGCAACAACCGGAGGGACTGAAGTTGTTGATGTTGAGAACGATCCTGATGTTGAAAAAGTTGATGCCGAAGGTGAATCAGAAGAAAAAGGTGAAGGAGATACTGAAGAACTAGATGTTACAGAACTTGTCACTTCTCAAAAAGACATGAAAGAAAAACAAGATTCTTATTTTGAAGAGTTATTTGGGCAACTTCAAAAACTTGAGGCAAAGTTGGGAGAAATGGATAATTTAGTTAATAAAATCAATTCACTTGAACAAGCGGTGGAAAGATCAAGACCTAAGACTCCGCAAGAAAAATTAGAATTAAGAAGTTTAGATTCAGGTCCTTTTAATCAGAAACTTACAGACTTCTTTGATGACAAACAACAAGATATTCAAAAATCCGGTAAAAATGAGTATGTGTTAACTGCAGATGAGGTAGAAAACTTCTCAAATGATGAAGTTAGGGATTCTTTTAATATAGATATGAATAAGAATTTTGGAATTTAATTTGACTAAAGGTTTAATTTAGATTATACTTATATCGTAATTAAACCTTTTTTTATTAAATTAAATTTTATGATGTCTACATTAGATTCTGTCTTAGCTCAGTACGAAAAGTCAAAACAGTCAGGTTCTTCCGGGTCAAGTAAGATGACTCAAGAGGAAAGAATGAAAAAGTATTTCGCGGCAATACTTACTCAAAACGAAAAATCCGCACAAAAAAGAATCAGAATTCTCCCCACAAAAGACGGTAGTTCTCCATTTGTTGAAGCGTGGTTTCACGAAGTTCAAGTTGGTGGTCAGTGGAATAAACTCTACGATCCGGCAAAGAACGACAACGAAAAATCTCCATTAAACGAAGTTTATGAAGAGTTGAGTGGCACCGGTAAAGATTCCGATAAAGAACTTGCTAAACAATATAAGGCGAGAAAGTTCTACATCGTTAAGGTTATTGATAGAGATAAACCTGAAGATGGTGTTAAGTTTTGGAGATTCAAACACAATTATAAGAACGAAGGTGTTTTAGATAAAATCATTCCTATTTGGAGAGCAAAGGGTGATATCACTGATCCTGAAAAAGGAAGAGATCTCATTATTGAACTCACAAAGGCAAAAACTCCAAAAGGTAAGGAATACACTACAATTCAAACTGTAATGTATGATGATCCTTCTCCGGTATCTGAAGATAAAGAAACTGCTAAACTTTGGTTGGCTGATGAACTCTCTTGGAGAGATGTTTATTCCAAAAAACCAACCGAGTATTTGGAAGCAATCGCAAGAGGTGAAACACCAAGATGGGATTCTGACAAAGGTGGTTATGTCTATGGTAACGATGAAGAAGGTGAAGTAACTTTCAAAAGTACCAAAACCAAAACTGTTGATCCACAAGAGGACGAAGATCCAGATTCTGAATTGCCGTTCTAATCTATGAACTAAACCAAGGGTGAGTTAAAACCTCACCCTTTTTTAATTAAAAAAAAATCAAACATGGCAGGAATTAAGAAAAAAGATATTGGTGGGATTAGTAGTATAAAAGACAAATTCTCAACTAAAACAAAATACAAAGAAACAAATTATTACAATTGTGGTGAGGCGTTTCATAACGCTTGTGGTATACCCGGACCTGTAATGGGTGGGGTAAATATGTTTTTGGGACATACCAATAGTAGTAAGACTACCGCTATGATCTTAGCTGCGGCAGATGCACAAAAGAGAGGTGATCTTCCGGTATTTATTATCACTGAACGTAAATGGTCGTGGGAACACGCAGTTGAACTTGGATTAAAAGCATCCAAGAATGAGAATGGAGAGTGGGATGGAGATTTTATCTTCAATGATTCATTTGATTATATTGAACAGGCAACCGATTTCATTAATGAGTTGTTAGATGCTCAAGAAAAAGGTGAAGTTCCATATAACCTTCTTATTTGTTGGGATTCTATTGGTAGTATTCCTTGTAAGATGACTTATGATGGAAAGGGTGGGAAACAGCATAATGCCAGTGTTCTTGCCGATAAGATAGGTATGGGAATCCACTCAAGAATAACAAAATCTAAAAAAGAAGATTATCCATATTATAATACTCTCGTTGTGGTTAATCAGCCTTGGGTTGAACTTCCTGACAATCCATTCGGACAACCTGAGATCAAAGCTAAAGGTGGAGAGGCTATATGGTTGGCGTCATCATTGGTATTCTTATTTGGTAACCAAAAGAAAGCGGGTATCAATCATATCACCGCAACCAAGAATGGTAGAACCGTATCTTACGCTATCAGAACTAAAGTATCAATTCTTAAAAACCACGTAAATGGTCTTGGTTATAAAGATGGTAAGATCATTGCGGTTCCACAGGGATATATCGCCGACGACAAAGATGCGTTGGAGAAATACAAAAAAGAATACTCTCAGTATTGGAATGGTATCTTATCCGGAGACGGAGAGATAAAACTTGAAGAATCTGAAGATGTTTCTGAATAAATTTAAACCCTCTTTAGTGAGGGTTTTTTTATTTTATATGATATTTATATTTAAAATATTATTATGGGAAAAATTATAAGATTAACAGAAAGAGATTTAACAAGATTGGTTAAACAAGTTATAGAAGAGCAATCTAAATTACCAATGAAGGTATATCAAGTTTATAATACATATCATTGGATGTGGCCTGATTTTAGTGGAACCAAGATGGATAATGATGTTTTGGAAGTACAAAAAATTTTAAATAAATCCGGTGACATTGGACCCGGAAAAAAATATCCTTTTATAAAAGAAAATGGTATTATTGATAGAGAGATGTATGATCATTTAGAACGTTATATTAGACAAAGAGATCCTGAATTTGAAAAAACCAAATCAATGATTCATTATAATATCAAACCAAAACCATATAAACCATAAATATAAAAACAATATCACCCCTCCCTTAAAAGAGGGTTTTTTTATTTTATATGATATTTATATTTAAAATATTATTATGGCAAAAATTATAAGATTAACGGAGAGAGATTTAACAAGATTGGTTAAAAGAGTTATTAAAGAAGATCTGGACACATATGAAAAAAATATGACAAAACCTTGGAGAAGATTAGCGGGTATTAATCCTGAAAATCCAGGTCATATCGAAGATTATGATATTTCTGATCAAGAACTTTCAGACATTTCAAATACCCTTGATTCAATTGAAAACGAAATTAATAATGATTCCGAATTAATGGATAAACAAAAAAATAGACTTCTTGACCATTTGGCGTTTGTAAAAGATTATCTTGATAAAAGAAAAACGCACGGCAAAGATTTCCAAGATCATATTTAATTTTTCAACACATATTCAAAACCCTCTTAAAAAAAAAGAGGGGTTTTTATTTGATTTAACTATTTTTTCTGTTATACTTATAAAAACATTTTCTAACCTTTTAACAAGGATGTGTGATTAAAACATTATTAGTTGACGGAAATAATTTATTAAAAATAGGGTTCCACGGAGTAAAAGAGTTCTACCATAAGGGAGAACACGTTGGTGGAATATTTCACTTTCTAAATACAATCAGAAAATTCGTTCAGGAGCAAAACTTTGATAAGGTTGTTGTATTTTGGGATGGTGAAGAGTCCGCATCCAAAAGAAAACTTATCTACCCTCAATATAAACTTAACCGGAGAACTCCATTAGAAGAAAATAAGTTGGTGTCTTTTGAAAGACAGAAACAAAGGATCAAGCAGTATTTGGAGGAGGTGTTTATAAGGCAATTAGACGTTGATGGCAACGAGGCGGATGATATGATCGCATATTACTGCTCAATCTCTGAAGACGAAAATAAGGTCATCTTTTCAGCTGACAGAGACCTTACACAACTGATCTCCGACAAAGTATCAATCTATTCACCAAATACGAAGAAGACCTATAAGAAGGGAGATAAAATCCCCATGAAAGAAGTTGAAATTCCACATTATAATGTTTCAACATTCAAGATTCTATCAGGAGACAGGTCTGACAATATAGATGGAATATACTACATGGGTGAAAAAACTTTAGTAAAATTATTTCCCGAAATACTTGAAGATAAGATAACTATTTCCGATATTTTAACAAGAGCGGAACAAATTTTTGAACAAGATAAAAACAACTCAGCAATCAAGAATCTTCTAACCGGAAAGACGAAATCCGGAATCTATGGTGACGAATTCTTTCAGATAAATGAAAGTATTATTGATCTCTCTAATCCTTTATTAACAGAACAAGCAAAAGAAATGGTTCAAACTTATTATTCGGATAGTTTGGATCCGGAGGATAGAGGTTATAAGAACCTGATGAAGATGATGATGGAGGATGGATTGTTTAAGTATCTACCAAAACAAGACGACGCTTGGATTAACTTCTTAAAGCCATTTTTAAAAATAACAAGAAAAGAAAAATCAAAACACAAAAACAAAAAAGTATGAAAGAACAGGACGCAATTAAATTGGAATTTTTGTTGACATTAAATGACATCATTATTGTCCAAAGATTCTTTAATGTGAAGGGGTATAACTACCGAGTAAAGAACTCTTGGGAGTTATATGAGTTGATGAGCGGTATTCAAGGACAACTTGAGTATAGTTTGAAGATGAAGACAACCACGTATATGTTGGACAATATGGATTACATTATCCAAGATCCAACCATTATGAACACGTCAATGACTGAAGGTCCGGAGAACTTTAATATGTATCTTAAGATAGATAATGAGACAATTTGTCATAGACAGTTCAACGCTAAAATGTATCCGCCGAAGGTAAGATACACTGTGGATGTCCGCCCATACCTAAAAAGTATATTAAGAGATCTAACTGACATTTTTTCCGAAAGAAAATTAACTTTTGATTACCTTGGACTTCCGCTTGAGGTGTAATATTTATTAAATTATAACGGACTATACATATGAATTCTGACAAAAATTTTAACTATTTAGGTGACACTTTTCAAATACAACTACTAAATCAGATCATATTAGATAAAGATTTTTCCCGTTCAATTATAGATGTTATAGAACCAAATTACTTTGAAAACAAGTATTTCAAAATCATCATTCAGATGATTAAAGAATACCACAAAAAGTATGAATCAAGTCCTTCTTTTGACACTATTGAACAGATAACAAAATCGGAAATCAAACAAGATCTGGCAGTCAAAATTATACTTGACACACTTAAAAAAATAAATGAAGCACCTTTCGAGGGTGTTTCATTTGTTCAGGAAAAGGCCTTGAAATTCTGTAAGCAACAAGAACTTCAGAAGGCAATCTCAAAAGCCCAAAAGATCATTGATGGGGGTGAATTTGAGAATTATGACGCTCTTGAAGAGATGGTTAGAGGAGCTCTTCAGGTGGGTGAGATAGAGAAGGGAACGGAGAGTGTTTTTAATAACCTTGACGAGGTATTAAACGACGATTTTAGACATCCAATCCCTATGGGTATACCTTCTATTGACAAGTTATTAAAAGGAGGACTGGCGAAGGGAGAAATAGGTGTGATACTCGCTCCAACCGGAGTAGGTAAATCAACCTTACTCACTAAAATGGCGAACCACGCTTACAATTTGGGGTACAATGTTTTACAGATATTCTTTGAGGATAACTTAAAGATCATTCAAAGAAAACATTTCACCCTTTGGACCGGAATTTCTCCTGATGAGTTGTCCTGATGAGTTGTCAAATAAGAAAGAAGAGGTATTGAAAAAGGTGATTGAGATCAAAGAAAAAATGCCCAATGAACTCATATTAAAAAAATTACCATCTGACACTTTGACACTTTCTCAGATTAAGAATCAGGTTAGAAAGATGGTGGCAGAAGGAACAAAAGTTGATATGGTTGTATTGGATTATATAGATTGTATTGTCCCGGACAAGAATTTGGGTGATGAGTGGAAAAGTGAAGGATCTGTCATGAGAGGATTTGAAGCTATGTGTCACGAACTCAATCTTGTTGGATGGACTGCAACACAGGGTAACAGAAGCTCTATATCTTCTGAGGTTGTCACCACCGACCAAATGGGTGGATCTATTAAAAAAGCACAAGTAGGACACGTTATCATTTCAGTCGCAAAAACTTTACAGCAAAAAGAAATGAAATTAGCAACAATCGCCATCACCAAATCAAGAATTGGGTCAGATGGTGTGATATTTGAGAACTGTAAATTTGACAATGAACTATTGGAAATTGATACAGAAAGCTCCGTAACCTTCTTAGGTTTTGAAGAACAAAAAGAAGAAAAAAACAAAGAAAGAGTAAAGGAACTCTTGGAAAGAAGAAAAGAGAGAGAATCTCAAAAAACAAATAAATAAATTTATTAAAAATTAAAACTATGGATGAATCGCAAAAGATTTTGTCTGACATTACTGTCTACATGAAGTACGCAAAGTTCGTTCCCGAACTAAAAAGAAGAGAAACTTGGGAAGAACTCGTAACAAGAAATATGAATATGCACATCAAGAAATATCCAAAACTTGAAAGTGAAATTAGAGAGGTATACAAATACGTATATACTAAAAAGGTATTACCTTCTATGAGGTCTATGCAGTTTGGTGGTAAACCAATTGAAATTAGTCCAAACAGAATCTATAACTGTGCATATCTTCCTATTGATTCATTAGATAGTTTTGCTGAGGCTATGTTCTTACTTCTTGGAGGAACCGGAGTAGGGTATTCAGTTCAAAAACATCATGTTGACCAACTTCCTGAAATCAGAAAACCAAATTCTAACAGAAAAAGAAGATTCTTAATTGGTGATTCAATCGAAGGTTGGGCTGACGCAATTAAAGTATTATTCAAATCTTATTTCGGAGAACAACTTTCAACTCCTGAGTTTGATTTTTCAGATATCAGACCAAAAGGTGCTCAACTTGTCACATCAGGTGGTAAAGCCCCCGGTCCTCAACCACTTAAAGATTGCTTACACAAACTTCAAAGTATGTTGGATGCAAAACAAGATGGTGAGAAACTTGAAACAATTGAGGTTCACGATATGGTTTGTCATATTGCTGACGCAGTTCTTGCCGGTGGTATCAGAAGAGCGGCACTTATCGCTTTATTCAGTGCTGATGACCAAGAAATGATCTCTTGTAAGTCAGGGGCTTGGTGGGAAAACAATCCACAAAGAGGTAGGGCAAACAACTCCGCAGTTCTTTTAAGACATAAGATCACAAAAGAATTCTTCTTGGATCTTTGGAAAAGAGTTGAGGCATCAGGAGCGGGAGAACCCGGTATATATTTCACAAATGATAAAGATTGGGGAACTAATCCTTGTTGGGAGATCGCTCTCAGACCTAATCAGTTCTGTAATCTTTGTGAGGTTAATGTATCTGATAT